TGTGATCTGGAAAAGACACATTATTGCGCTGACTTGTGCTCGACTGATTCTGAATACTTGCTCCAGCAATACTCTGTCGTTGTTTATGTTCATCTCTCAAGTAGTATGTTACAAGATCAAGAACTGCCAGTTTCAAATCTGAAGGTACAGCCGAGTATCCTGCAGTGTATACAACTTTTACTGCTCCTACACCAGTAGGCCAGTTTTTGTAGCCACCTGAATCTGTTGTTCTAAACACACTGTCTGTTTCAGAGTTTAGAAAGTATTCATAAGCACCTGTTGTAAGTGTTGTATAAGACCCGCTATAATTATCTCTTTCTTGCACACTTACAATGGCATTGACTGGACTTTCAGTAAGTTGCACAATGTACGTGCTCCAATCAATGTTAAAAGTTTCTGTCTTGTTCGAAGAAAAAAAGTCTACAAAAGTATTACCACAATAAGTTTTTACTAATTCACTTATGGACGGAATGAGTACAGTAAGGCGTGCATCATCTTTTGGTTGAGTGATGCCTTCTGCAGTTTTGTAGTCCTGTACCGTAATTAAATCAGCCATAAGTACCTTAGTAAAAACTTGGGGGAGGAAACCCTCCCCCGAGTAATTATGAAGACTATCAGTATTATCTACTGATACTCAATTCTTACTGAACCGTTGTCACCTGGGTGAGCGCCAGCTTTCGCTTCCAGTTCGGCAAAGCCGAGAGACTGGGAAGCAACAAGTGCTGTACGCTGGTTTGCAACTTCGTAATCAGTTTCGATGTTAACACCTCGAAGACGAGGAATAACAAAGTTACGAATGTTAACCGCAACAGCAGCAGTACCTGTTACAGCACCACCTGCACCTGTGCTGCTTGCAAGCGCATCAGTAGCAATTACAGGAGATCCGTAGATTGCTCCTACAACGCCAAGACGCTTGAGTGCGAGCTCAGATCCAACTTCAGAAACGTCAGAGAATCCTGCGTCTCCAATCAAGTTGAAGTACTGGTCAACGGGTACTATATAAGCTACATCGCTTGGGTTCAAGCCAAACTTACCCATTTCTGAACGAATTGAGAGTAAGTTAGCAGAAGTAACAGCATCAGAAGTACCAGAAGCATCTGGGTCAGTTACAAGAGTTGAATCAAACGCTAAGAAAGATCCACTTCCGTCTGTACCAGCAGCACCACAAATACCAACTATAGAAGAGTTACCTACTATGATGGCAGCATCAATTGCTTTTGCGTGTGCACGTGCAAGAGCTGGAGTAAGTATTGGAAGCAATGTAACAATTACTTGCTCGTCAGTATTGTTGTCCAGGAACGTTCCTGAAATCAATCTGTGAGCTTTCAATATTATGTTTCCAACGGTGAAGTTGTTATCACTTGCACCTTTCTCTTCCAACAAATTAGCTGTTGTACTGAGTCCACCTGAATTGAAGTTTGCACTTTCAGTGTCAGGAATGATTGGCAATACAGTTGCACCGGATTGTACCTGAATCTCTCTAAAGAGAGGAGCAATCTTCTGCTCGATCTTAACAGCTTCTTCAAAAGTTGAAGCTACTGCAACATCGATGTTTGCAGAAGTTGTGGCACTACCGAAGTCAACACCAGCTTTCTCAATTACTTCACGACCAAACTGAGTGTCGATAATTTGCTTCTTGAGAACCTTACCAAGAATGCTTGCATGGAGGAGCTCTTCTTTAACAGCAGCATCCAACTCGCCTGCACGATTAGCAAAAACGCGCTTAGACGTTCTCATTTGCTCAATCTCTTCCTGCTTCTCTTTTAGCACTTCTTCGTGCTGCTTAATAATTTCAGCTGTGTCAGCTGATTGTGCATTAAGCTTTTCTTCAAGATCCTTAAGTAAGCGCTCAGCACCAGTTTCAATACCGGTTTTGATTGCAGACTTAACTTTCTCTTCTTGCTGAACTTTGGCTTCCGCCTCCGCATCAGCTTCTTTTTTAGCAGCCTCATCAACTGCCTTTTGCTCGGCTTGCTTCATTGCAATTTTAGCTGCTGTTTCTTCAGCTACTTTTTTAGCAAGAGCTTCCAAGTCAACGGATGGTTGTGTCTCATCAGACATATTTGTCTCCTTTCGGACTATCGCCCCGTCACTATTAGTGAAAGTTTTTTTGAATTCTTCATACTCCGAAGTGGAGTCAAAAGACTTCGCCAGTGAAAAAGTAGCTGCTTGGTTACAAGGTACCGATACTACCGATACTTCAAACAACTCAGCGTCCTTTATCTTTAATCCGTCGGTTTCCTCTAAATAATCAGCATCCTTGACTCGGAAACCAACAGAAAAGGCCCCAAGGACACCGTCTTTAACTAATTCGGCTACATCTTTGGAAGCTTTACTAATTTTTGCCTCCATATGTAGTCCGTCATTTGTTGCAGTGAGTTTTGTCGCGCGACCAATTGGTCGATTATAGTCATGGTTAAAAAGAATGATAGGATTCTTCTCAAAGTTTTGCAAACCACCTTTTGTCCAAGCATCTGCATCAATTGAATCGCCTGCGCGATCAAAAGCAGTAGTGCTTGCCATGCCACGTATCATTACACTACCGTCTTCAATAGTCTCTGATTTAAACGTGGATGTTAGATTAAATACTTTTTGCATCTTATACCCCAGTTGACTTTGCTCTTAATTCCTCGAGAGGATCTTTAGGAACATCTTTAGTAATGGTATCTAAGATTGCTTTACAGTGTAAATCACTGTTTACAAAAGCAACCATAGCTGACCATGATTTAAAAACTTTTTGTATTGTAATTATCTTTATGAGTTTTGGACGGAAAGGACAGTCTCTAAATTCTTTTGGACTTGTTGGAATTGATCCTCTTTCAGCAAAGTACATTGCTAAGTTTCTTCCTAATCTTTTTCTCTGTGACATTGTTGCCATTAATCTTCTTCCTCTTCTACTGGTCTTCCGCCTTCTGATGGGTTTCCTGCGCTTCCAGCTACGTTTGCAGGAACTCGTATTTCTTCAGTACCTTCAATCTCTGGGAAACCTAAACGTTCCCGAGCTTCTGCTGCTGTAATAATACCTCCATTTACTAGGGAGGTAAAGTATGCGGCTGAGTCTCTTAACTCTGGCTGCAGTGCAGGTATATTCGATACGTCTTCTTTTATGGTAAATCCAAAGTATCTTTCAAATGCAAAATTTACTTTTCTTACAATTGGTAATATTGTCTCAAGATAGTACATTCTCATATTTGGTCGAATGTTTGCATTGTTTCCTGAGTCTAATAATATAGGAGGTACTCCTATTGCTTTCAGAATAATTTTTTCGTTTTCAGCGATAGAATTCTGAAAGTCTAAATCTTTAAAGTTTGTCTGCGAATATGAGTCTATCTCTATACCGCCATCCAATATTAGAGGTCTTTTGCCTCCAGCTTCAGGTCTGTATCGTACTCCCCATGACTGTATCATTCTCTCTTTGATCTTTTCAGACAGTGTATTTGGGCTCTTGAGTACTAAACCTGGAACTGCTCCATTCTTAAAAAAGTTATCTTGAAACTTTCTCATTGATGCCATAAGTTGCATCGTTCTTAGAGCTGGACTTAATCTTGGAACACCTCTGTATATTGAGTAGAAGGAGTTTTCTTTAATATGAACTATCTCCTGAGGAGAATACTGAATACTATTTGAAAACGTGTAGCCTTCTATATACGTATCTGTACTTGACTTTATCGACACCTTGCTTGACGGAAGATGATAGAGGTGTACTCCATCAAAGTATATAAAAATATTTCCATCAAGAATAAAGTCAGTAATTAAGTTTCTTTTAAAAGTATTTACATCTTGAAAAAGATTAGGCTCATAGTTTAGTAACGTATCAACCTTTGCTCGTTTTATTCCTTTTATAACACCGTTTAATTTATTGTTTCCTGTAACAAGACAGGGTATTTCTGCTGTATCGTCTACAACCATATTTACGGCACGATTGACTATTTCTAGTTCTTCATATTGCCGTTCGTAGCTAACAGTTGGCTCTCGTGTTGTTTCGGAGCCTCCTCCCATAATTTCCTGAGATGGATTTAACTTTTCTGTTCTACCGAGTAGTCTATCATACCATGCCATGTTTTGCCCTTTGAATCTCTACCCATCTAATCTGCTTATGTGCTGTAGCTAATGATGGCTCTTTTCCATAAACTGAATGAAGGAGTTTGTGGTGTCGTTGACATAAAGTAACTGTATGTATGTAAAGTTCCTCGTGATGTTCTTCTATAAAGTCCTCTCTCAGTGCTTGAATATAATCAGGATTTAGGTTATTATCCACTAGCCAGTTGTTGAGTAATGCCGTCAAGCTATAGTAGTGGTGAAAATCCAATCGAGTTTCTTCACCGCAAATATAGCATTTCGTCGCCTTTATATACTTGGATTTTGCTTTATCTCGTACATACTTTACTACGTCACGTTTTAACTTAGGCATTTTGGTTCCGCAGTTATATCTATAAAAAGAATTATATCTACTTTTAGATAACTTGTCAAACACTATTTTTTGGAGGTATCATTAGAACGTGCTGTTTGAAGTAATGAATGAATACAGAGCATATCGTAATGCATCTGCCATGTGTGAGGAACGGTCATGCTTCGGCCGCTCTTTCATAAGATTTGGGTTTGAGTCCCACTGATAAGCTTCAATCGAGTACTGACTTTCTGCACATCTCTGATCCATGATAAGCTTATCATTATCTACAATTCCTGCTACATGCGCTATTCCGTCTAGTACAGACTTCTTCGCATTGATAGTGGAGATGTCAAAGTTTTGTGCAAAGTCAAATCGAGTTTGTTGCGCTGCAGAATCAATATAGATAAAGTCAATATCCCACTTGTCTATAAGTTTCTGTATCTCGCCTGCGTGTTGCTCCGTAGTTCTTTCTGCATTCATGTACTCATCGACGAGATAAAATTTTTCTGTATCCCAGTCGTATGCAATTACACAAAAAGCGGTAGGATCCTTATAGCCAACGTCAAGCCCAGCAAATACATCCATTGATGTAGTATCAAACTCAGAGAGATCCTGTATGCACTCTTCGAAATTAAAACTCCAAACCTGTCCTTCGTATGTGTTAAAATCTGCTTCATATTCCTGTCTAAATTCAGCATCAGACATCGACTTCCTTGCCTCTGAAATATCTGCCTCGCTCATCCTTGGGTTATCTTTATAGCTTGCTCTTATTGAGCACCACTCTGGAAAGTCTTGTGTATACCCTCTGTTCCAAAATTGACTAAACCAGTTGTTTCTTCCTCTTGGTGTAGATATAAATAATGCTTTTGAATTCTCTTTGTCTAGTGTAGGTCGTAGAGCTACGTTAAAAGCGTCGCGACCATCAACCAGAGCGGCTTCGTCAAAGATAATGAGATCATAACTACGACCAACGCAGCTATCCACTTGGTTAATAGAACCCATTCGGATGGTCGATCCATTCGAGAGTTCGATGACTTTATCCTTCGCATTATCTCTTACAACCTCCAAGTCAAAATGCTTTATAAGTTGTCTTTGTAA